ATTCCATGATGGATATAATTTCACAGCGCGAAGACGTTGAATATAATCAAACACTTCCAACCCCCCGTCTTCATAATACCTTTCATCAAAGTATCCAATATGGTCTGTAACATTTAAAGGCATAAACATAGCATTAATGCCATATGTACTGTGTAACTCTAATGTTTGTTTGTTATCTTCATCTTCTATATCAATAAAGGGTTTTGTATTAGCACTAGTTTGAATCCATGTACCAAATGTTTCTCCCAATTTTACACAAGATTCGATGGTAGATTCTTCTACTATAAAATCTGATGTAACTATCAAAACGTGAATAGGTTTATCATCACAATCAAATTTCAAGAATCTCAACCCTATATTTTTTAATGTTCCGAAAGAAACTCTTCTGGTTATGACTTCACGATGAAATACATTAAACCGGTCTCCATTTACAGCATATGGTCTTTGGTTGTTAGAAACAACAATAGTAGGACTATCATCCGGCAATGCTTTTAAACACTTTTGAAGTGTTGCACTGTCAAATACGTCTAAAACAACAATTCCAACTTTACTTGTGACAGGATTCATATAATTTGGTTAGTAATTCTACAGTCTCTTCTTTATATTTCAAGTCAGGAACATCATTAACAAATATTTTAATAGAGTCTGGTATATTAACACTGGTGATGTTTTCTGCTTCTTCGTTATTTAAGGTAAATGTTTCTGTGTATTCGTATTTGATATCAAAGGAAATAGGAATTTTAGACCTTATTTTACTAGCAATAGCTTGTATTTCTTTAGAATCTACTTTGGTGTCTACTAATAATCTTATATGATTCCCTTTGATTACCTCTTCATTCCATTGTGATTCTGTAGATAACAGGAACTTATGAAAGACTGGTGATAATTCATTGGGTATAAAGTCAAAGGTTTCTGTTTCTATATCAAAAATATAAAGACCCCTTTGATCTCCAGCATCACCAAAATTTTGTTGATAAGGACTTCCTAAATAAACAATCTGTTTGTTATCATCATAAAGCCGAGCATCCGCCTTGTGAAAATGACCCGAAATGATAGTATTAGCCTTTTCTAAAAGATCCTTTGATACAAATCCTCGTTCACAGGCTTTAAAATTATTCATCATAAAGGTTACAATTTCAAAATGACCGATGCAAATGTCTGTTTTAGGAATTTCGTTCAATAAAGTTCCCCATGGATTCAATGATACTGTCTTTCCTCCAATTTCCAATATTAAAGGAGATTCATCAATGACTTGGATATTGTTTTTTTGATGAAGTACACTAATAGAATTGATTTGCGAAGTATCTTTAAGGTAACTATCATGATTCCCACTACTAATATAAACATGAAAGTTCTTAAAATATTCAAAAAACCGAGAACATACTTCTAAGGTGTTGACATTAACCTCAAAACGATTGTGAAAAATATCGCCAGGAATTATAATAACGTCAATGTTATTTTTTTCAAAAGTTTCACTAGCAAATTTAGCGAAGTCTAATGCTGTGCGATGCCATTCTTCGCTAGCATTACCCAATCCTAAGTGGATATCAGAAAAGAAACCTATTTTAGTTGCCTTGATCTTTGTAGTCATATGCCCTCGCCCATAGTTTATCGGATATATCAATCAACAATTCTGCGGCGTCGTATTCGTGTAATTGATTATATAATAATACTGCTGCTTTGTCTATTATTCTGCGTTGACGCCATTGTTTCCAACCAGTAAGACATTTCCAAATACGTATATGCAATGGTATTATTTTAATCTTCATCTGGGTGTGCGTTTTTTTCTGAGGATACTCGGTTGTTTTTAACCATGTTATTATAGTTTTCCGAAAACGTCATAAGATCTTTTCGGTAATTCTCAAGAACCTCTGTGTGTTTCTTTTCTTTTTTGATTCTAGCTCTAAAACAATTAAAAGCAATGCGGGTAAAATAAGAAAATGGATTATACCCCATATCTAGTTTAAATTTCTTACCCTGTAATGCTTTCACCATTCGAATAGCGGCGTCTCCTATCATGTCTTTGCGAAAACTATAATTAATAAAATTTGGTGCAAAACTTAATTTAGTAGCAATATTCATCATCATGTTGGCCAAATCGTCGTTAATTTGTTGCTCTTTGGCATAATAATCCCGTATTTCAGTTTCTAACTTAACAGGATCAATATAAATCTTCTTTTTCTTGCCCGTTACAGGATCGATGATTTCTTCGTAAGCAGATTTATCGTATTTGGGTTTTTTATCTAGTTCATCTAAATAACTACCAAATTCATCATCTTCAAATTCACTATCAGACTCTTCTTCGTCCTCGTCATCAAGAACATCATCTACATCTTCGCCTTCTAAAAGGTCTTCATCGAGATCTTCATCCGGATCATTATCAGATATCACATCTCGTTTCGATGTATGGGTATTTTTCTTTTTCATAAATTAATTTTCGATCTTCTAAGTGCCTCAAAGAATACTTGAGATTATCTGAAATGTCAAATATTTCGGCACATTTATTATTAAATTGTCGTAAGGTTCTGCTAATGGACTGCAATACTTTAATTTTAGCTTTACCTATTTGAGCAAATATCAAAGCTTGCAGATTAGGAATATTAATACCGGTACTAAATATTCTGGATATAGCTATAATGACGATATCATTATTATCATCCATTAATTTGCTCACATGTTGACGATCTTCTAACGGAGTAGACCCTCTGATGAAAAAACACGGCTTGTCCGGATATTTTTCTGTGTATTGCTTATACACAGATTCACCATGAACGATTCGATCCACCAGAATCAAGGTATTTTTTTGGAGCTTGTGTGCTAATTTACAAATAAAATCGTTTCTACTTTGATTTTCCGCTAGGTATTCAATCTCTTGACGATATTCTATTTTAGGAACATCCAGATGTTCTAAGTGCAATCCAAATACTTTAAAAGAAGCCAGGTATTCTTTTAACTCATCTACTTTCTTTTGATAGATAATTTCTCCTAAAAATCCTTTGATAGACCATATATCTTCAACTCTATCAGGTAGAGTACCTGTTAATCCAAAACGATGAGGTGTTTTAATATATTTAAAAACCTTTAGTAATTCATTTCCTCGTTTTAAACCGTGGCACTCATCAAAAACACATAAATCAAATTGGGCTAATAATGTTTTATCCGTATTCTTACTTAACAAAATTTTATTACTACAAACTATAATAGATGCATTAGGATCAGCATCTATTCCACCCCTCCAAACTGCAATATCCGCAGCATCAAAACCATATTCAATTAAATCGTCCCTAGTTTGTTCTACTAATTGAATAAGGGGTGTAGTAATTAATACTTTGAGTTTGGGGTTGTTTGTATATTTGCGTATATTATATATAATGCCAGCTAACGTCAATGTTTTTCCTGTAGCAGTAGGTAATACTATTACACCTCTGCCCCATACCATAGACTTGCTTATAGATTCTTCTTGATACCATCTATAAGGTTTGTTTAATTGATATAAACAAGATTCATCAGAAGTGTATTGAGGCATCGTCTTAACCAATAAATCTGTGTCTATCTTAAAAGTATAGTTGTTGTCTTTGAGGTACTTAACAATTTCCAACAACATACCTTCATAAAATTGGCCCGTAGGTGTTATTGCATAAGTTTTAGTAGAAGCAAACCTATTAGCCCTTTTAATCATTGCTGCGTTAGGGTTTTTAACAGAAAAATGCTCCCGTATAATATCTAAGCTGGCTTGATCGGTGATCATCCGCCCCATATTATGTCTTAAATATTGAATCTCTACATGCATTACAGGGTTTCTAATTTAAGAAGTTCAACAGAATTCTTAATATCAAAAGTAAATGACCTCATAATGGATTCTACTTTTTCTAAATACTCCAGAAGCAATTCCAATTCTTCCAATTTACGATCAATACTAACTATAACTTCCGAAGCAGCGACCTTCTTTTCTAACGCAGATTGAGGAGCACTTGGGGGCGCTCCTGATTTACTTAAAGCTTCAACAGATTCTTTAATCAGCCGTTTTCTTTCTTTGATAAGGGTGTTCCTTTCAATCTTAAAATTAATAATACGTGCTGCCCATTTATGTTTGATACCGGGTAACATTAATTGTTTCTCCTTAATGTTCATATCATCAAGTCGAGTGTCTTCTTTAACTTCAATTTGAAATTTTTCAAAAATCTCCATAAGTACTTTATACCTAATGTTTCCTAAATTTCAACATCTTTATGAAACTGTTTTAAAAGAAAACGAGTTTATACCTTCTATGAATGCCGCCAGTCAAGTGTTTGGCGACGTTCCAGATGCTAGTCCTTTTAGCGGAGATACATATGCTCCCGGAGACGCTAGGAATATTTTTGATAATCCTAAAAACAAAAAAAAGAAGAAAAAGAAACGGTTTCCTTTAAGCCGCAGGGCTCTAAATAATGGAAACTATTAATCAAAATTACTCATACTTTCATAAGTAGTAATATGGACATAAAAATTCTTCCCAATAATTCGGGAATTTATAAAATTATATGTATACCAAGTCAAAAATTTTATTTAGGTAGTGCTGAATCTATTTACAGGCGATGTTCTATACATCGCGGAAAATTGCGAAAAGGGACACACCATTCTCCTCATTTACTTTCTGCTTATAAAAAATACGGGGAGCATAATTTTATTTTTAAAATTGTTGAGCATTGTAATGTTGAAGATCTGCTCACAAGAGAACAACATTATTTAGATGTTTTAATGCCGTGGAAACCTAAAATAGGTTACAATATAAATAAACATGCATGCAGTGGCAAAAACAGGTCTAAATCTATTACATTGAAAAATTTTTCGACGGGTGAAATCAAAACATGGGAATCCCAAACAGATGCTCGAAAATATATCGGTCACAACCATGTTTCTTTAGTTGCAAGCGGGAAAATGGATAGTGTAGGTGGTTGGGGCTTAATTAATACAGAAAAACATGGATCTGGTGGTAGATATAATGTTCAAATCACATTACGCAATTTGATTTCTGGTGAAATCAAAACATGGAATTCATGTAAGGAGGCTTCGAAGGAAATTGGTGGTAGTGTGAATAGTGTGCGTCGTGGAATTAGTAAACGAGTGGGGTATTGGTGTACATTAGAAAATTACGATGATTTAGTTTTTTCACTGAAAAATACAAAAACGGGCGAAATTAAAACGTGGTATCGTCCAATTGATGCTCGTAAATATATTAAATGCTGCGAGTTAACCATACGAAAATTGATAAAGGGCGATATCCTCTTGTATAAAGGATGGGTGGCAAGTAAGTAATAACAAACAATGTCTAATTATAGTAAACAAAAAGGCAACAATTTAGAAAGAGAGGTATCAAAAGAACTTTCCGATGTTTTCAATTTATCGTTTATTCGTGTGCCAAATTCCGGGGCATTTACGGGGAAATCTAATAAATTTCGATCTAATCAATTGAGTAAAGAACAAAATTTAATAATGTCGGGCGACATTATTGTTCCTATTGAATTGAGTAAATTTTCTTTAGAATGTAAATTTTATAAAAATTTCAGTTTTACGTCATTATTCACTAACAACGAAACGTTAAATGATTGGATCTCGCAAGCTAGTAATGATCTTGATAAAATTTGGTTCATTATTCTCAAAGTCAACAATGTTGGAAAATTTTTAGTATTTGATATTAAACACGAAAATCTGTTTTTAAAATCAGAGACCCGGTTAATATATAAAGATCAATACATTTTCACCAAATATGATAATTTTTTTAAGGCCAACAAAGAATTAATACTAAAAATAGGTAATGGATAAAAAAGACGACAAATGTGTTTATTGTAATAGCCGTTCTTATGGACGGCCTTGTATATATTCCCCTACAAATGTTCACATGCATTTGAATAATGGAGGAAAATGTGTCTATTGTGGAAGTAGTTCTTCTGGAAATCGATGTATTTACAATCCTTATAGCAAATATCATATTATGGGAACAAATTATTTATCAGGATTAAAAGAAAGTGTAGAAAAAACCATTATTCTCAAATATCTGGTCGAAAAAATCGTTAATAGTGAAACCGTCGTGTATTCTCCGTTAGGTCGATTTTATTTTAGATTATGGGAGTCTATCAAAAACTTTTCAGAACCATTGTTGGAGACTTTTAAACTTAGTACTTCTTTGATTAACCACAAAGAAAATACTGATATGAGTCAAGTCATAGAATTCAAACGTAAGTTAAGTAAAGATGTCAAATCCTTGCATGAAACATTGGGCGAGTTTAAAGATATTTCTTCAGAAGATATGGAAAGAGCCATAATTGATGTTATATTGGATAATACCAACTATGTCAACTCCGGAGATTCTCAATGTTCTACATCGAACCAATAGCCAGTTTTATGGTTGTGATGTAAAAAATCGTAATGTAATTGTCAATATACATTACGCTACTCCGTTTATCTTAATCAATACGGTTGATTATATACATGAATGGTGGGGATCTTCTTATGTTAAACCGAAGCATAAAAGAGCAATTTTAGCTTATTGGCGTGATGCAATGCGAAATATTGTAACCCATTGCCAAATAAAAAATCCTGGATTCAAATTACAGTTTTTTTCATCAAAAACTAATTATTTTCAAAATGATTTAATTAAAGAATTTTTTGAGAAACATGATCAATTTAATTCGTTGTATTTTAATGCTTTACATCAGCATCTAGATTGTCATTTTTTAGAAGAAAATACACCAAAATTGAAAATAATTGGATTGTATAAGTCGTTGAATATGTTTGAGTTAACTGGCCAATATGTAGAGAAGCTGATTAGCACTTGCAATATCAAGGGTTCTAAATAATTAGCTATTAGATAGAGCAGTACCCCTAATCTTCCTTACCCTTTTACTTCTTTAACCCTTTAACTCATTAAACAAATAACAAAAAATAACATCTCTCTTCTTGTGTTGCTCTTGCCGAGTAATCAACCTAAGAAACCTAAGTAGAATTATACTGGAAAACGGTTCATGCAATCATCTAAATTCAACCAAGCGCTAATTTCTCATTTCTTACAAACGGAAGAAAAACAATCTATACAAACTATCTTAACCGAGGTAGAAAATTCTTCTGTAATTGATCAAAGCGGAATCAATACACCTGTAAGTGATGATATTGTTCAACAAATGCCTGGAGATGATGTAAGTGATCTTCCAAACAGTGAAGATAGTGAACTTACTCCTCAAAAAAGAGTACAGTTGGTTCAGGCTATCATCAATGCATTGTTCCTCAATAAACCAGATTTAAGTGCAGTAGATCCTATTTCTTCTGAATTATCCAGCCTTACTAAAGCGAATGTCGACCTTTCAAATGTTGCTGATGTAGAATCTAAGGTTCTTGGTATTATTAATAGTTTAAAAATACCTGAAACCAAATCTTCAATTTAAAAAGTTGATTTATTCGATCTTAATGTGTAAATAAACGCATATGAGATTATCAATATCAGGAACGCAATGTATAGGAAAATCAACCTATATTCAAGATTTTTTAAATGTGTGGACTAATTACACCACGCCTAATAAATCGTACAGGGACGTTATTAAGAAACAAAATCTTACTCATTCTTCCCATACAACAGAGGAAACTCAAACGGCTATTATGAATTTCCTTATCGATTTATTGAAATCTTACTCCAAAAAAGATAATGTCATTTTTGATAGGTGTCCATTAGATGCTATGGCTTATACCAGTTGGTTGTATCTTAAAGGTGGATGCAGCGAGGCCTTTCTTGATGAAGCACGTTTATTGGTTCGAGAATCCCTTAAAATGTTAGATATAATCTTCTTTTTGCCAATCACGAAAGCAGGTGAAGTTAAAATTATCGGCGATGGATTGAGAGATATTGACCCCATTCATCGTGAAGAAATAGATAATATTTTTAAAGAATTCGGTCAAACCTATGCTAAAGGCACTGGTGTAATATTTCCAACAGAGGATTGCCCCGCCTTTATTGAACTGTTTGGTAATCAGGATGAACGCATTGCTATGACAAAAATGTACCTTAATGAGCAAGGCCAACCATATGGCGAAGAACATTCTCTTTTGTCAGATTCTCTGATATTACCGCCGAGTTAACATAAATATTTATCATGTTACCAGTATATGATAATGTTATCAAACAATTAACCGAACAATATGTTACGGAGGGCCGTCTTGCTAAAGGCAGTAAGTATTCCAATATTAGCGTAAATGGTCAAGAATTAGCTGATAAATTTCAAAACGGCATTTTTGAACCTGCTTTTGAAAAGATTTCAAATACTGGTTGGTTAAAAAATCCACCAGCTGAAGTAATTAAAAAGATATTTGGGGATATCGTTAACAATGTTAACGAATTACAACCTCGCAATATTGATGAACTTAACAATGCGATTCAAAACGGCATAGCAGAAACGTATCCTGGAAAGATTCAACAAACTCGTTTGGGTCGAGTTATTGGTAATATTATTCTTTCTCCTGGTTTAGGAGTAGTTGATGTAGCTTCTTCTGGTCAAAGCGACCAGGATATGCGTACAGCGGTGGATAATAAGCTCAAAGAAATGGAAGGACCTAAAGCACCAGTAAGCGACGAGCTTACCGAGTTAGAACAGAAGGCTTTGGAGTATATTCAAGCCGGCAATGAAACCACCACTAAAGCTGATATTGCGGATTATTTTGCCGATGCCTTTCATAAAGAACCATCCGAAACAGCCGAGCTTATTCAAAGCATGGT